AAACAGAACTGGTGGCGACTATATAACCCTGACAATGTAAAAACAGAAGACTTTGCCCAGATCATTATCTCTATCGACACGGCATTCAAGAAGACACAGACCTCCGATTACACAGTGGCAATCACTATGGGCATCACTAGAAATGGTGACATCTATATCATTGACATCATAAAGGGCCGATGGGACTTCCCAGAACTCAAGCAGCAATCAATCTCCCTCAATAACAAGTGGCGAGGCAGGGGGCTTCGTGCTCTCTATATAGAAGACAAAGCCAGTGGGCAATCGCTCATACAAGAACTCAGACGCGAGTCAGGTATCTCAGTCATTGCTCACAAAGTAGTCAACGATAAAGTATCTCGCGTACACGCGATCACCCCACTCATAGAGTCAGGACGAGTTTACTTACCCAAGGGTGCGCCATGGTTTGATGACTTCATTGAAGAGACCCTCGCATTCCCCAGCGGAACCCATGATGACCAAGTAGATGCGATGAGTATGGGACTCGACATCCTATCCAGAACAACCATCAACCCAGACCAAGCCTTCGGTATGCTCTCAGGCCACGGGTCGCTCAATAGTAATAATGCATACAACCAAAACTCTGATGGATTATCCAGTACAGGCAATAGGCCAGCCAACAGCAATAGCAGAGTGACCGCCACAAGCTCGCTACCCTCTTGGTATGGATGGGGAGAGTAAAGACAGGACGACCCACGACTACCCATCGCCCAAAATCACCAGAGCAACACAAATAGCAAAGGTGACTTATGGGGTGGGGCGGCACGAACTTAACCAGTAGCATTAAAACAATATCTCAGAACCAAGGTGCAGAGCTGACCGATGAAGAGATTGCTGCAATGTCACCCTCTGAGCGCAATGCATACCTGACAAAGACCAGTAAGGCTGCTAATAGCAGGCTTTCCGCATCACCAGCGTCCTCAAGCAGGGGTCACGCACGATTTAACACACAAGGCTAACCGCAGACATGAGCAGCTATTACAAAACAGGCACTGCCGATTTAAGTGAAGTCATTATTGATCTATCACAGCACATGGATGCACTCATGTCCTATGACGATATTTCTGACCTCCTGACGGAGGATGATGAAAAGAAGATTTGCGCCTACGTCCAAGCAATGGGAAGGATGGCACACGACAAAGTGTCCCAGCGTTACCCTCAGTGGAAACGTGCTGATGAAGCTCACGACATCTATGTACCACCCGATGCCACCAAGTTCCGCGAGAAGGCAGTAATAGCAGACACAAGAGCAATAGCCGACACTGTACTCACTTACCTTATGTCAGCTCTGGCTGGACGTAACCCCATGTTCCAGCTTGAAGGACTTGACCGAGAATCCAGACAGTCTTCCGCTATCCTAGAACGATTGATGCACCAGCACATGCGAAGGACAGCAGGAGAAGCAGGGATTGCCCAGCACTTATTGGACAGTATCCGCTATGGTTACGCCCCCACTAAAGTAATCTGGAACCCCAACACAAACACCAACGACATCATCAACTACAATCCAAGACGCACCTTCCACGACCCTCGTGTGAACTGGGGTGATTGGGATCAAATGCAGTTTGTGATCTTCGTTGACTACAAATCAACCAACCAGCTATTGTCCACCAACCAATATAAGAAGCTACACGACTACCCAGCTCTTCGTAGCTCCTCTATCGGCACAAAGTCTGGCTGGGAGATACACCAAGACCACCATCAGTCTGCCCAAGGCATGTCAGTTCGGCCCAATGATGTGCAAGGAGAGAATGGTTACTCCCTTGCTGGAGCCAGAACGACTGATGAAGTGTGGGTTCGCCTCAATGGTTTCGAGGTTGGCCTCCCACAGCTCAATCAAATATGGATGGTAATGACCATCCTCGATGAGAACGTAGTCATTCGATGCCAGTTATCCCCATACGGGCAGCAGTTCCCTGCTGTATTTGGTGGACTACATAACGATAAGCACAAGACTTACTCTCAATCCCTCTACGATCTTATGCTTCCTCTCCACGATATAGGTTCGTGGCTGCTCCGCAGCAGGATAGATAACGTACAAGCAACTCTAAACAATCTAATCTTCGCTGATCCAACCCAAGTGAACATTAGTGACCTCATAGATCGTAATCCGTGGGGATTAGTTCGCACACTCCCTGGAGTTAAGCCCTCCGATGGCATCCACATCGCCTCCGTACCCGATGTCACCTCCTCACATTGGAACGATATGGCAGGAATCTCCGAGATGAAACAGCGTCTCTCCGCAGCCAGTGATGCCCAACAAGGTCTTCCAACCAGTGATGGCATCCGTAGTGCAACAGAGATACAACGCCTGACCCAGCTTGGCTCCCAGCGACTTGGAGTTCTCGCCAGAGTAATGTCTGCCACAAGTATTCGGCCCATGGCTCGCATGATGATAGGTAATCTCCAAGATGCTTTGGAGTTAAACGGCAGTCTCCGAGTAGACTCCACGGATCAATCCACTCTCATCTCCCAGCAAGTTAAAGATGGATACATTGATTTCACCTCCAAGGACATCCAAGGAAACATAGACTACTTAGTAGTAGATGGAACTCTCCCCGTTGAGCCTACCCGATCCCCAGAAACTTGGATGAACATGATCCAAGTCATGACAAACACGGGACTCAACATGGAATACAAGATGCCCAAGATCGCTGAAGAAGCAATCCGCTCCATGGGAATCTCTGACCTAGAACAATTTAAGATCTCTGAAGAAGAGCGTAACCAAGGCCCGACTCCATCACAGCAGATGGCTCTCATGGAAAAGGCAAGGGGTGCGTCCGTGCAGCCAGAAGAGCAGGTCATGTCTGAAGTTCAAAAAGGGAACTTAATCCCTATGTCTCAGAAGCAACAAGGCTAACCAAGGACGACCTAAAAGACCCTAGCCGTAAAAATACACAAAACATTGAGGGCTTCCCATGATAACTAAGACATCGCTACTGGCTAGAACAGTACCGCCACAGGTAAGAGATTACATCAACTCTTGCATGGAAGAGCTGGCAGAGACTAATCGCAAGAACCTTCTCTCCATCCAGCAAACTAATGAAGCCAATCAGAACGAGCTACTGAAAGAGATTTCAGATGTTCGGGGTAAGCTGAACACAGTGAACAAATTAATTGACACTGATCCAACCCATCGAATCACAAAGATGAAGTTAATTGAAGTCGCATCGGAGTTAGGTTTATGAGCATCACTCGTCCCACAGGCGAACAGCTTACATTCAAATCTGCCAAGACAGGTGATCATGTACTAGACACCTATTTGGAATCAGTGGAGCGTGGAACAAAGACACTCTCCGACTTAATGGATGAGATTGTAGACTCTAGTGGCAACCTAAAAACAAGTATCTTCCAGTTCCGCGAAACTCCAATCGTAAACAATGTACGATCAGGCATACTTCAAGCCAGAGTAGGAACTTATTTAGACGCTAACGCTGGCTGGGCAAACATATCCTCCGCAAACTTTGCCACCTTTGTTACCGATTGCCAGACCGCTCTCAGTTCAGCTACCACCCAAGCCAATCTAGCAACCTCCAATGGAGCAGCGCAGGTCGCTCTTGCTACAACTCAGGCTGGCCTAGCCACAACTAATGGTGCAGCACAAGTTGCACTAGCAACAACTCAAGCTGGCCTAGCAACTACCAATGGACAGGCACAAGTTACTTTAGCAACTGCCCAAGCTGCCATATCAACAACCAAAGCTGGTCAAGCAGCCAGTTCCGCTACTGCTGCCGCTAACTCAGCCACTGCCTCTGCTAACTCTGCCTCATCTATTGGTAATGCAGTAACAAGCTCTGCAAACTCTGCAACCGCTGCCGCTGCTTCTTTCGACTCATTTGACGATAGATACCTCGGAGCAAAGAGTTCCAACGTAGCTGTTGATAACGATGGCAACAGTCTTATCACTGGCGCACTTTACTTCAACACAACAGCAAACTCCATGAGAGTCTGGAACGGCTCAAGTTGGGCTGACGCAGGCTCCGCAGTCAATGGCACATCACAGCGAGTCGTCTACACAGCCACCGCTAACCAGACCACATTCTCTGTGACCTATGACTCTGGCTTTGTGGATGTATACCTCAACGGAATTAAGCTACTGCTAGCTACAGATTTCACAGGCACATCAGGAACTAATGTTGTCCTAGCAACAGGCGCAACAGTCGGAGACATTGTAGACATCGTTTCCTATGGTGCTTTTAACTTAGCTAACACTTACACACAAGTACAGATAGATAGAAAAATCAGTTTTGAAATAGATGGGGGAGTCTCTAACTCTACTTATTTAGCAACTCAATTAGTAGATGGAGGAACAGCATAATGGCTAGTATCATTCAAATTCGCAGGGACACAGCATCCGATTGGACAAGCGCAAACCCTACACTAGCTCAAGGTGAGCTGGGCTTAGAGACAGACACTCTCAAACTAAAAGCAGGTACTGGCACAACCGCTTGGAACTCACTTGCTTACTACACATTAGCCACAGCAGGATTCCTAGCTACCACTGGAGGCACTATGTCTGGTGGTTTAGGCATGGGTGCAAACGATATTACCAGCACAGGTAAGATTCTATATTCTAATATGTACGCCCAAACTAGCGATCTTCCCTCTGCTAGTACATATCATGGAATGTTTGCTCACGTACACGCAACAGGTAAGGGATACTTTGCTCATGCTGGCGCATGGGTGGAGCTTGGAAATCAAACAGACGTTGCAGCAGCTTTACCAAAGGCTGGAGGCACAGTCACAGGCTTGGTCAATATGTCTGACCAGATCGTCCAACGTCCTGTTTTAAAAGATTATGCCGAAACTAAAGTGGCTATGGGTTCAGCAAC